GCTTGAATCAAAAATCAAGCTACTCGAAGAAACAAATTTACTTCTTGAGGAGGCACAGCAGAGCGCCGCCGACAAGGCCGTTGAAATTGCGGCCAGCGTAGGCGTTGAAGCCCCAGTTGAGGAAGCCACAAACGAGCCGGCACCCGAAGCAAACATGGACACTCTCTGGCACCAATACAACGCCATTGAAGACCGCCAAGAGCGCCGCGCTTTCTACCTCAAAAACATTAAAGAAAGATTATAACAAATGGCCAATACACTTGGGGGCATCAATATCGCCCAAATCAGCGAACAGTCGCTTGATTATCTCTCAACTCAGTTTCACCCGCTCCGCGCATTCTCTCGCGACTTCAGCGACGACATCAGCGGCGCTGGCGAATCTGTAACCACTCGCGTGCCTTCCAGCATGACCGCAAGCGACTTGTCGACCGGCTATGCTGCAACGGACGTCACATCAACCGCCGTCACCGTGACCTTGAACAAATTCAAGGGCTACAGCATGGCTTTTACTGACATGGAAGTCAGCAAGGCTGGCAACTTCGACTGGTTGTCCAGCGTGTTCTTGGCTCCTGCTCTGGAAGTCACCTTGGACGCCGTAATGGACGACCTTCTCGCTCTGGTGCTAAACGCTAATTTCAGCGCCAATGAGGTCATCACTGCCGCCAATTTCGATTTAGATGAAGTGGCAGATTTGGCAGCGGATTTAACGGTCGCCAAATGTCCAAAATCCGACAGAGCACTGGTCTTGCCAAGTTCTTACTATGCCTCACTGGCTAAGGATAACTTGGTGCAAGACGCATCGGCATACGGCAACGCTGGACCAATTCAAGATAACATTGTCCAGAAGGCGCACGGTTTCAGCATTTACGAATACACTGGTATTCCCGCCAACGGCGAAAACCTCGCCGCCATCGCGCTGCACCCTTCCGCCTTGTGTTTGGCCGCTCGCCAGCCTGCTGCGCCTGCTGATGGTAGCGTCCAGGTGTCCGACATTGTTGACCCATCCACTGGGCTGCCTATCCAGCTACGCACCTGGTATGACAACACCGCTGGCAAGCACTACTTGTCTATGGGTGTTCTTTACGGTGTTGCAGTTGGCAACGGTGCCGCACTGAAGCGCATCAAGTCCGCTTAATAGTATGGCAAACACTGTCCAAGGCGTTTTCTTAGAAGCCGTAAGCGAGCAGATGCTTGATTTGCTCTCTAGCAATTTCTTTGCATTCTCCTTGGTCAGTCGCAACTTCTCAACCGAAGTCAGGGAGCGCGGTGACCGCACAGTGACCCGCGTTCCCTCTTCGGTCACAGTTAAAGATTTGTCTGCTGGCTACAGCGCCAGCGATGTAACGAGCACGGCCATTGAGATTGAGCTTAACAAGTTCAAGGGCTTCTCGATGGCGTTTACTGATTTTGAGATTTCAAAACTCAAGAGCCCAACCATTCTAGAGCGCACCTTTTTGCGCCCTGCCATAGATGCCACAGCAAAAGCGGTCGCCGACGATTTGCTTGGCCTCATTACGCCCACCGCCTTCAGCGCCTCCCAAGTCAGGACTGCCGCCAATTACGACAGTGATGATTTGGCAGACGCCGCCAGCACATTAACAAACAATGGTTGCCCGCGGTCACTAAGAACCGTCATGCTCAACCCGTCTTACACGGCAAGCCTTAGCAAAGACGGCGGCATCATTGATGCCAGTGCCTACGGCACAGCGCAGCCAATCCAAGAAGGCGAGCTCTCAACCATCCACGGTTTTGGTGTGGCCGAATATCAAGACATTCCGACCAGCAACAACCTGCAAGGATTTTACTGCCACCCAAGCGCGCTATGTATTGCAGCGCGACAAATCGCGCGGCCGCTCTATGGCAACACAGAGGTTATAGACAATATAGAGCCAAGGACGGGGCTGCCATTTCAGACACGCAAATTTTACAACCCAACCCTGGGCAAATGGTTTCTAACCGTGGGCATCCTCTACGGATGCTCAGTTGGCAACCAAAACGCACTTATTAGAATCACCGACCAATAACAAAACCATGATATTCAAGACTTCATTCACGATAGGATTTTTGCCTGATGGTTCACCTGAGCTTATCGCTATGGGTGACGCCGACAAATGCAAGGCCGCTTTTATCGCTGAACGCGAAAACCCGTCTGGCAAATACAGCGGCGTTAGCGTTTACCGAAAGCCGCCCTACTGGAAGCGCGCCGACCTCAAGGTTGACGTATCCGCGCCGAAAGCCAAGGCCAAGAAAAAGGCCAGCGCCTAATTTGCTGCACCGTTCGCTAGGTCACCACACCCACACCCAGGCGCGGCGGGCAACTGCTCGCCTGGGTTTTTTAAATGGCCAACAACCGCATAATCAACACGCGCTCAGGCTGGCTCTATGAGACTGCCGCGCACAATACGCCAACCACGTTCACAACGATTGGCGAGGGTGGCACCTTTGGCGCTGGCAACGTCATCATCCGCGTCACCGCTGATGCTGCGCAATACGATGCGGCGGCTTACACAGTGCAGCGCACTAACGAAAGCGGCGAGTGGGAAGACGTTTACACCATCACCTTGAACGTGCCAGACGGGCGCGGAATCACGCGCACTGATTGCTTTCACAGTGTGGCGCACTCAAACCCAGTGCCGCACACCAATTTTCAAGAGCAATACATTATTGACCAGGGCCACCACCGTTCGCGGTTTTTATACGAGCAGCAGGTTGACCTGGAGCGCACCGCTGGCAGCGTGTTCGACTATCACGGCAACGTGTTGCGATGCGTGGAGAGCGGCAACACCGAAACCAAGGAACTCGAAGATGGCGGCATCTTGGAGGGCTACGACCTGACGCTAACCACCAACCGCAAGCAGTGGGCTGATGCTGGCATCAAGCCGATTGTGGGCGCCACGCTCACCAAGGGCGGCAAACGGTTCAAGATTCAGCAGGTGCTAACCAATGACGCGAGCTTTGAGCTTGGCCTTATGAAAAAGCAATGAACGCCAGCGGAATCAATGTTGATTTTGACACGCAGCGCTTCAACCGCGTTCTTGATGCCTATTTGAAATACAGCGGACGCAGTTTCACGAACGAAGTCAACAAGCGCTCGTTCAACATTGCGCTCAAGGCAGTAGGCAAAACGCCAAAGGTCACAGCGCAGAAAATCAAGCGCGACATGATGCGCGCCGCAAAGATTCAGCCAAGCAATTCAAAGCGAGGCAAACGCGCACCAGTGGCGGCCATCTTGACCAATTACTACCGAGGCAAAAAAGGCAAAAAAGGCATGTGGGGCGACCCAATGAAAACCGCCGTTTCCACTGCCATTGCGCACCGCCAAAAAGGTCGCGGTTTTATGGCTGCCGCATGGTTAGGCACTGCAAGCGATATTGGGCCATATATCAAGCCACCGCGCAGCGTGAGAGGTAACCGAAAGAAATTTCAGATTGGCAAACCTAAAGGCGAAGGCAGACCAGAACGCCGCGTTGGTGCGCTCAAGCCATTTGCTCGTGGCGTTCATGGCAGCAAAGAAAGCGGCAACATACCAGGAGCACGCCAAGGTTTGCGCCTAGCATTCAACATGGAGACGCGCGACATGCTGACCTATTTGCGGCGCAAGATTCCAAAAGACTGGCACACAACCAAGAAAACCAACGCTGTGCAATCGTTGGCAATCAGGAAACTATGAGTTACCGCAAGCAGACAGAAGAGGCATTCAAGGCATACCTACAAGACCAGGTTGGCGTGCCGGTCTACGCTGGCACCAATGACACCATCAAGGCCATGCCTTGCGTTGTAGTGGCCTACCTTGGCGCCACCCAAAACCCGCCCAACACCGGCAACATGGATGTGACCTTGAGCGTTAGCGTTCAGAGCGAGATTGACGAGGACGGACAACCGAATGCGCTTGATGTCCATGATGAATTGCTGACCGCCGTCGAGGAGTCGCTTTTCTGGAGCGAGCTACAGGCCATCAATGTGGGCGCAACTGATTTTTATATTTTTGGCGTTGCCGACCAGAGCGGCATCGAGCGCGAGGTGGAAGGCACCATGCTCCGCGAATCAATCACACTAACATTCCCAGCCGCGCTGGGAGTGACAACCGTTTAACCAAATTCGATAAACTATGTCCAAATTACTCAAAGGCCAGCCGTTCACATACGGCACCAAAAATGACGGCACATATCTCACCATGGATATTGGAACTGATGCCAATATTTTCATGTATGCCACCGAGATTCGTCTCTCGATGGAGAGTGACTCCAACACCGCCAACAATTCCAACGGTGAAACCATAAGCGCTTGCTACTACAACCAGCGCCAGGTGCTTAACTTGACCGGCATGATTGCTGGCTCTGGTGCAGGCGTAGCCACGACAGTGACCCAGGTTGATGCAGTTTTCAAAGTGAGCTTTGAGGCTGGCGAAAAGCTAGACATCACATCAAGCGACTGGGCTGAAATTGAGGGCGAATACATTATCCAAAGCGCTGAAAAGACGCGCTCCAATGGCAACTTTGCCGAATGGTCCATCACTGCCATTGAATACACTGGCACTGGGATGGCCAATGATGACGTCACCTAATGACTGACACTTGGGCCGCAACCGTAGCGCCAGGTCACCATTATGTGGCCGGCGCCAAGTTGCGCCCTTTGACACTTGGCCATGCTGTGCTTATGGAGCGCATCGGCTTGGTTGAGATTTTGACGCGGCTTGAGTTTCACGCATTTGTCGGCATCTGTTCGCGTGATTACAAGGCAGGCATGAAATGGCTTGGATGGTTTTTGTCACCGGTTGGTCAATGGTATTACCAGCGCAAACCGTTGCCCAAGGCTTACAATCAGGCATTAGGCGAGGCAATGGCTTACCTGGTGCAAAGCCAGCAAATGCCAGAGCTTATGGGCTCAGATGCCAACATGGCCAAGGGCGCCAAATGGGGCGCACCGACTTTGCAGATAATGCGCACCATTGGCTTGTCAAAGCTGAACTACACACCAAGCGAAATCATGGACGCGCCCTTTGGTCAATTGATGTGGGACATCATTAGTTTTAACGAGGTTAACGGTGGTTCAAAAATCATACACGGCGCACTTGCTGAAGGGTTGGCAGGATTGGAGGAATTAACAAAGCGGCAAAAGGAGGCAGCGGTTGAATCTTAACTTTAAGGTAGGAATGGACACGACCAGTTTTAATGCTGGTCTCAAACGAATGCGCGCAGGCTTTAACAACTGGGCCAAGAGCGCGGCTTCCGGCATTGGCGGGCAGATTGCTGGCGCCATGGCATTAGAACGCGTTGTGTCGAGCGTTGGCGGGCTATACGAGGAAGCTTTCAATATTCAAAAAGAGGCAGCACAACTTGGCGTGTCCACGACCGAGCTTCAAGCGCTTGCGTATGCTGCTAGGTTGGCTGGCATAGATATTGAAGATTTGCGAGACGCAATCAATGACCTTAACACAAGGCAATATGAGGCAATAGAGGGCAGCAAAAACTTCATCGATATATTCAGCCGTTACGGAATCCATTTTGGCGATGTGCCGCAAATACGGCAACCGCTTGAACTGTTTCAAGAGTTTGCCAAGGGGATGCGTGAATCACTCTTTGATAAGGGCCAAAAGACATTCGACCTTGATGAGTTAATGAGCGACAACGGCAAGCGCATGGCTGAAGCAATCAATCAAGGCTTTGCCGAGAACCTTGACCTGTCAGTGGCAGCTTTTACGCCAGAGCAAGTTTCAGAATATGCCGCTGGGCGCCGTCAATACATGAAATCAATGGAGGAAAGCAAAACCATGGCAATTCAGTTCCTTGATTACTTAACAGACAAGATTGGCAATGTGGCTGGCACAATCTACGGGCGGTATGGCTCAGAAGCTTTAAGCGACGAACACTTGCGCGCGCAACTTGAGATTGAGTTGGCCATGAAGCAATCAAGAAACTACTTGCGCGACATTTCCAAGGGATTCACTCAATGAGTTTGCATTTCAAAGGCAGCACAAGCTTGGCGTTGAGCGTTCACGTTGAGCGCACATTTTCCGAAACTAATGGCTGGGAGTCTACCTATACATACAAAGGCCGCTATGCTGACATACTGACCGCATCCACAAGCAACTCCTATGTTGGCAACGCCACCCGCGTCAACGTGCGCCAGGAAGACGGCGGTTATGGTATTCTAGATGTCACCTTTTCCAGTATCGACAACACCATTGTTGACACGCCTTCAGTTGAGCCAGAAACAGACGTTTGGACGTTTGCGCCTTACGAGGTGCAGCGCAACGCCTGGGAACATCCCTATTTTTCAACGCTGCGCTTTGTGGCCGACCCTGGCCACGTTTCCAAGGTCATTTCCGCTGCCGAATCATACCAGAACAAAGTGCGCGGTGATATGGAGGCAGGCACCAAGGTGAGCGCCGTTTTTAAGATAGAAGAGTATATGTATGGCAGCAGCGGCGGCGGTGACACCACCGTTGGGCCAAATAACACGGCAGAGACCGACACAACTGGCGTGCCGATTGTCTATTCAACAGCAGTAAGAGACAAGACAACCGAGCTTGCGCACATGCTGGCTTATGGGCATGAGACATACAATGAAGACAAATACACATTGCGCAACACTCGCATTGTGCCAGCCAACACGCTGCTGAAGGCATCAACCTGGCGCAAGGGTTACCAGTGGACAACAAACCGAGTTGTTGACCTCATATTGACCCAGAAAATCGAGACAACCAAATACAGCATCTGCGGTGAGTTGCTTCTTGATTTTGCTGGCACCTACTGGCTGAAAAAGGCACCCACTATCACCGAGCTCTACAATGGCAAATTTGAGATTGCCAGCGAATTTATCAACATGGAGGCAGGCGAACTGCCAACAGAGTTTCACCCCATCTACTCATGAGATTCCGCCGCCTTAGTCAATTTAGCGTTCGCGGCATCTTGGATGCCATCAGGCAACTGCAAGAGGCGGTTGAATCGCTGCAACCGCGTAAGTCTGCCGGCACACTTATCACCCATTCATCAAGCGGCGTGACAGTGCGAGCAGCACGCGCCAAGGCCACTGGTGGCGGCACTACGTCCTCAAGTCAGCCATCCAGGTGGCAGTAAGTGCGACACTTTACACCATTATTATATAAGGGCTCTATGTCGGCGTTGACCGAATTTGGAGACACACCAGCCGGCGCTAATCGTGCGCCAATCTCCTGCCCTGCCTAACATTTTAGACAATCATGGCAACAGAGAAAATTTTAATCTTCGACGAAGCGGGCAACGCCAAGCGCATGAAGGTGCGGATTGCTCGTTTTCTGGACAACGAACCAGTCACCGCCAGCGACAAGGAAAACATCCGCACCACTCTGGATGTCGATGATTCATTGTCTGGAACCTTTACCACGCCCTTAAGCGTCACAAGCGCCAGTGATAGCAGTTTCACAGGCGGCGGCAAAGTCGGCATCGGGACAGTCTCGCCACCTCAAAGGCTCACTGTTCAGGGAGGTGGTGTTCAGATTGCTGGCGCAATTAGCTCGCCAGCCTCTGGCGTGTCTGCACTGCTGTTGGACTGGGTCTCCAGCAACTCCCGTTATTGGAGCCGAGGGGCTGATGCAACGACTCAGGGAACCCACAACTTCTACGTGCTAGAAAATGACGGTGGCAATCAAGTCAATGCGCTTGAGATTAACGCCTCTGGGCTGAAGCTTCCTGTCTCAGGCACAGGCATTGACTTTAGTGCCACGGGTGGCGGCTTAGGCACTGTCACTTCGAGCCTGTTTGATGATTATGAGGAGGGCGCATTCACGCCAGTCGTAGCGGACGCGGCTTCTGGGGGTAACACGGGGTCTGCGGCGACTGCTGCCGGTGAATACACTAAAGTCGGGCAAATTGTGCATTTTAGCTTGCGGTTGGAGAACATTGACACAACAGGGTTGACCGCTGGCAACACCCTATACATTCGAGGTCTGCCTTACGTTGCTGTCAACGCAACCCCAGTACCCAATTGTGCCGTTAGGACGGACAGAGTGTCTTTCGCTGACGGGATAGTCGGAGCAGTTCTGTCCAACACCAGTGCTACCTATCTCACATCAATCAGAAGCGGTCTCAGTGATTTGGGAGTACCAGTGTCGGATTATGTCAGCGGCATTGCAGACGTATACCTGAGTGGCTCCTACATAGCCGCCTAACCAATTTACCCCGTCTGGACTGACGGGATGGACCTACACCAAAACTACTATGATTGAGAAAATTACTAGCTGCGACAAAATCGAATTTGTCGCCCCATACAGTGTCCAGTGCCGCCAGCGCATCAGCTTGGTGGAGGAGGGCCAAGAACTCGCCGCAAGCTTTCATCGGATGGTGATGCACCCAGACTCAGACTGGAGCGAATGCGAAGCCAACGTCCAAGCCATCTGCAATGCAGTCTTCACAGATGCGGTCAAAGCAGACTGGGCAGCAAAGCAAGCCGCTGATGCTGCTGAGATGGCAACTGAGCCAGAATCAGTGGACACACCTGACGCACCTGATGCGTGAAGACGATGGCCGAGTCCTGGGGCGAATGGTTCAAGGTGCCAACCATTGGCGTGATTGGTTTCACGGTCACCGGCAGCACAATTGATGAGTGGCTGCGCATCGCCATTGCAATTGCAACCCTTGTCTACACTATCGCCAAGGCCGGCAGCGCGGTGATTGAATTCAAAAGAAAACGCAATGAAAAACGCAATTGAAATCGGATTTTTAGCAACGGCGCTCTTCATGTTGAGCGGTTGCGCGGCGCTAGAGCAGGCCACCGGCTGGGCTTATGAGGCCGAAGTCACAACGCAAGTTTTGCCTGATGGCACCGAGCAATCAATTACCAACTGGGTGACCAAGCCAAACGTCAAGACTGGCATCACCATTGGCGGCCAATTGGCACCGCAACCAGTTGGCAGCATTGCAAGCCAGGCAATCATTGCACTGCTTGGCATTGGTGCAGCAATACGCGGCAGGCAATGGAAAAAGGCCGCTGTGAGCGGCGTTGAGGCAGCGCAAGAGTTCAAGGCAGCGCTCAACAAAAGCAACGCTAAAGGCAAGCTGGACGGCATCTTGGGCAATCTAAAGACCCAGCAAAAGGCCGCTGGCACCTGGGGGCTCATTAAATCAATTTTAAGTAAAATCTGACACCATGGCAGCAGTCGAAATCCCAACCACATCTTTTCGCGATTTTTCAACCAGCGCATACGGCAACCAAGGGCTTGAGCTTGACGAGGTGGCCGCGTTTACCACGCTAGTCAATGGCTCAGGCAACGGCGTAAAGTTTGAGTTCGCCAGCGCCGGCTTCATGATTTTCTACAACGCCGGCGGCACAACGGTGACCTTTACCATCAAGCTTGATGAGCCTGATGAATACGATGCGCTTGGCATTACGTTTGCAGACAAGGTGATTACTGTGGCAGGCGGCGAAAAGCATTTACTGCCTGTTGATTCACGTTACCGCACCGCAAGCGATGGGATGATTTACGTTGAATGCAACACGGCGACCAACTGCAAGTTGCAGATAACCAAACGCTACACCATTGTTTGATGTTGCCTCATGGCGCTGACCTACAAGCAAGCGCCCACGGTTACCGCTGGCGCCACCATTACAAGCGGCCAATGGAATCAACTTGCCCAAGCATTCAATGACCGCCTACTTGGCGGCGTGGGTGACCCTACATATCGCTTGCACTGGTATTGGCATTCGCTCTTCCGCGTGCTACGTGCGCCCAACGGCACCAACTTCGCGCCAGAGGATGAGTGGTGGAAGATATACGCCCACGTCCAGCCAGATGAGGCAACCTTCCCAACCACCGCCGCTGGGCAACCAGAGGGCGCTTTCCTTGGCAACCCAATCAACGGCTTTGTCTTTGGCAACGGTGACGACATCAAGAGCGAGGCAGGCCGCCTAAGCTATGACAGCGCAGATGGCCAAGGCATTTTGCTGCACAATGTAAGCGGCGCGCCATCTACTGATTCGGAAAAGTGGGACATTGGCCGCTATCAACGCGGCGTGGTTGATGGCAGCAATACGACTGACTTGAGCCTGGCAACGGCGCTAGTGGCAGCCCGCTCGCATTTTAGGATGGGCTTTTTCAACTGGTTTCAACGTAGCTATGGCGGCTTCATTCCGCGCCCAGCCTACAATGGGCAATGCGCCAACTCACCCGACCTGCCTGACTATAGCCTTAAATTCACCAACACCGACACCGACACAACCTGCACTTATTCGACTTGCCCTGGTGGCACTGGTTCGGGCTCTTGCCCTGGCACATCGAGCGCGGTCTTCTCATGGTTTAAGGCGAGCAAAGATTACATACTGCTCCATTGGGATGGCAGTATTACGCGACTGCCAATCGCGTCATACATGGAAGGGCCGTATGATGGCGAATTCAATGACGCACGCTTGGCGCACCCACCAGGCGACCAACTAGCGCGAGCGCTCAACGCATTTGTTGAGCAATTCAGAGGCACAGAGGCCGAGCAAGCGGCAAGCGGCTACAAGGTCGAGGAAAAGGCTTTTGATTTCGAGGGCTTTTTAACGCGGCAGTATTACCTAGCGCCAGCGTATGGCGAAGATGATGGAACCGGCACCATTGAGGCCACCTATGAGCGGTTTGCATTCGCCAACAATACGGCAGCCGACACCTATGGCGGCCTGATGGATTCAAGCGGCAATCCTACTGCAACCACAAACTACAACATCCACAGCGGTTTTGTGCTGGCCGGTGTGTTGGCATACCGAGATTTTGGCAGCGGAGACAAGACGTTTGCGGTTGAAGTCGACGGCACTGAGCTTACCAGGCTAACCATTGCCAACGGCGACAACTCAGCCAGCGCATGGTTTGAAGTGCCAGCAGGCGGCAACGTGCGCGTCAAAAACATCGACGCAATGGGTGCGCTTGATGAGTGTTATGTTGAGATTGCCGAGCTTCTTGAATACAAGCCAGAGAATGAAGATGCCTACCTTGTGCTTCGATGCGGCAGCGCCTCCAATGTTACTTATGACGCCGAGGGCAAGGACACTAGCACGCCCAAAGATATAAGCGATGCTTACCTTCGCCATGGAATGATTTACAATGGCAACCGCTCAGACGTCCAAGACGATACAGTTGCCATCAATGCCAACCCAGTCTATCGCACAGTTGCCGAGCAAGTGCGCAAGCGCCTGCGAATGGTCGACCGTCATGGCCTAGTTGGCTATGAGGTAAGCGGCGGCAAGAGCGTGCTGTATTTTAACCGCCGAGCCTTTGGCCTATCCTACGCCGACCAGTTTGAAGACATCGCGCCCAGCCAAAGCGCGATTGCAAGCGGCGCTATCCAGGCCGGCATTGTCTACACGGTCAGCGGCGGCACAAGCATCACATATAACGGCGCCACGGTGGCCGCTGGTGCGCAGTTTACAGGCGTTCACGGCGTTGACACCTACACCAAGACCGCAGGCACTGAGACAGTGCTTGAATATGAGCTCATCCGCGAGGATGCGTCCGAGGCTGGCTACAGCAACCAGTGGTCAATGTTCATGCAAAGCATTGGCTATCAGAACAGCGAATCAAGCGCCTACAAGCCCAGCGGTTACAGTGATGTCACAGGCTGGGGCCATGACCGTTGCGCCATGTTTTCTAAAGAGTGGACCAACGTTGCTGGCGCTGGCGACCCTGTAGGCAAAGAGATTTTGCCGCACGTCACCCCCTACCCTGGCGCTTACCTGCAACGCAGCGAAAACCCCAGCGGCTACCGCTATTTGCTCAACACGCACGCCGTGCCTTTGGGTGAGGTTTACCCAGGCACAGCAGGCAGCCATTTAATTACTCAAGCCAATTACGACAATTGCGAAGACTCAGGCAACACTGATTGCATTGGCGCCAATGGTCATTACAAATCGTGCAAGGTTTACGTGCCTGACTACAAAATCACAAGCGTGCGCGATGCAGGCAGCAACCAAGTGCGCGTAGAGCTTGACCGCCGCCTTTCCTATAACGAGGACGCACCTAGCACGATTGCAGACAACGCCACAAGTCGCGCGGCATATATCGCGGCAGACAGCACAGGCAGCGCCAACGGCGGTTATCGCACCGACGAAAACGCGGTTGTTGAGTATTTGCGCACGTTCATCGACGGCAGCGCAACACAATGCGGCCAACGAATTGGCGACATGGCGCCAGATGCTGACGCTAGCAGCGGCTGGGATACAAGTGTCATCAATGGCTCGTGCATGCCGCGATTCTATTTCACGCGGTTAATTCCTTACGTCTACGAGGACAACAACGCTGATTATAACACCACCGACACGCTTGCTCGCACAGATGAGTTGACCTGGATGGAGACTATTTTGCGCGCGATTTGTGAGGGATACGTTGACGAAGACTCGACCAACACACAACGCGAATACATTGACGGCAATGGCTTGACGGCGTGCTATGACAAGCGGCTTTATGATTGGACATTTGAGCGCCTGATGTATGCGGCCAACGGCAAGCAACACTATCGCGCCTTACCCGACACGGTGCGCAGTGATGAGGTGCGCGGCTTTGGGCCGCAACCGTCAATGTTCACATACGCTGACCATTTCAATCAACTAGCGCGAGCGGTCAACAAGCTAACAAGGGCGCGGTTATATTTGCCAGTGAGTTTTCAGTTTAAACACTATGACTATGAGGCAACCACATACATCACTGCTTTCTCGAACACTTCGCCGCCTAACTGCTCAACTGGCGCCGTGTGGGCTAATGATATTGCACCGCCTCAATCCTATAGCCTGGTGTCAAATGACAGCGCTTGGCGTGATTCTGCATACCCTACAGGCAACGCCTATCAGCAATGCCGCATTGATTCGGACGCCTCTGGCAACTGCATCTTGAAATGCTACAAGAGAGACGTCCATTATCGCTTTAAACTGACCGAGGAGGCGCTCAACTCGCTGCCTGACGACCTGCGAACGCTAGTTGATACCAACACCGCCATTGGCTATGGGGCAATTGATGAGACGCAAACGCTAGTTGTCACACGCACGGCGGTGGCAAGCGGCCTTGGTTATGGCGGCAGCGGCACCAATGGTGTTGAGTCGGATTATGCGGTTGACGGTCAAAGCTACGACTGGACCAACACGCACACCCCTGGCGGCGCATCTTCCAATCTATTTGATGGCGATTGTGTAGTTACAACGGGCGGCATCCTAAGCGCAGGCGCACCACCAACAAGCGACTATGTGGACACAGATGATACAGGCAACGGCTCTTTTGCCTGGAACAAGCGCAACATCACCGCAACCGACATCCAGGCATTTGTTGAAGTGCCTTTAAGCTAATGGCAGTCACTGACCCCAGCACGTTTACCGTTACGCCTTCACTGTCCAAGGTTAGCCTTTCATGGACTAGCGCGGGCGCTAGTGGCTACCGCATCAGGCGAAAAACTGGAAGCGGCGCTTATGTGCTCATTTATGACGGCGGCAGCAGCAACTTCTTTCTGACCGACTACGTTGCAAATTTTAGCCAGGCAGGAGCGCTAATGGAGTATGATTACAAGGTGACAAGCGTTGACACAGACGGCGTCACCGAATCAACTGGAGTCGAGGACACAGCGGTCATGCCATCTTTAACCACCGCCAACGTGCAAGGCGTGGCCGTGCTTGATAGCCAACTTAAGGTAAGCGGCACTAACACCACCGTTGGCAACACCTACAGCCTGCCAACTGGCACAGTGACCATTGACGACCACGTTGAGACCATGCATGAAAACCAGTTTGGCGGCGCTGGGCAATACGATGACAGACTCTGAGCGTAGGCCACAAAAGCTGTGTTTTAAGCGCACGCCGCAAAACCCTGGCTTGAGCGCCAAGGAAAAGCCTACCATGGCCGCCATGGCCAAAAGCCTGCTCGATGCCGCTGGTCAACTGCTAAAGAAGGGCGTCAAACGCGTGAGCTCTAAAGAGCGCAAGAGACGGCTTGATATTTGCCGCCAATGCCCACACATGGAATCAAGCGGCACCAAGTATGAGCGTTGCATGAAGTGTGGTTGTGTGCTGGCCTTCAAGAGCGCCCTAGAGGCCTGGGGATGCCCTATCAACAAGTGGTAATTTATTCCAGCGCTGGGGCCACCAAGCGCGCACCGCTGGCATAGGCGTGATGGACGGCGCTTGAGTTATGCCCCAACCCCACCATGGCAAGCCGCTCTGGTATGCCCATTTCAAACGCCCTAACGGCCCAGGCATAGCGATAGGAATGCAAGGTCACGCCTTGGATGCCTAAGCGCTTGCACAAATTGCGAAAGACAGTGGCGCGGCAATTGGTGCCTTCTCGCTGGATAGTGGGCAGGATATAGCCAACTGTTCGCCCGCCAGCGGCCTCTGCCACCACTTGCAACATGGCCTTGGATAGCCTAAAGGCGGCACGGCGGCCATTCTTGTGCCTGTGATACGTCATGACGCCCTCCTTGATGGCCTCAAGGCGAAAGTCTGCCGCGTCTGCCTGAGCGGCCCCAGTTTCCCACAGAATGGTCAAATACCACCGCCACGACCTGCGCGATACGTTGAGACTCAACCTACAATGTTCCTCCCAAGTGATGGCGCGCTTAGGTATTTTGGGCGCTTTGGGCCACCATTTGGCGGCTAGGATTGGGCGGTAAATATCGCCGCACTCAAGGGCCATGTTTTGGAGGGCGTGCAGGTAGACGCGCGTCATGGCACCACCTGCGTTCAAGAGCTCCAGAAAGTCCGTTCCATCAGTGTCTTTGATGGCTTTTTGGCGGAGCTTTTTCCAGCGTAATTGCCTAAACTCCTGACACTTGCGCCAGATGGTCTGTTGCTTGCCAATGCTGCCATACAAATCAATTAAATGACCCCATGTTTTGTTGTCTGTCATCGCTTATCATCACCTGTTTTTGCACCATCATGCCGATTAGCATTTGACAAACCGTCCTATCGAAACCATTTTAATCCCCGTGCCTCGATAGCTCAATTGGTAGAGCAGTTGACTCTTAATCAATTGGTTGTAGGTTCGAGTCCTACTAATTTTTGGCTGATTTCAGCCTCTTTTCTTGCCAATTTCTGGCAAATTCTAGTTTGTCATTTCGCTAATCAATCGCTCCAATTGCTGGTGCGTTTTTCTCAGTTCAACCGCTGCTTGCCCTTCCCTGCCCTGCTCCATTGCCACGCGCTCAAGGGCGTCGACTGACTGCCGCACATTGGCCAACTGTTTGGCCAGGTATGCTGGTCCATGGTCATCAATCTTATTCACATTCTCCATGGTTGGACGGTTTTTGTCTTACCCCTACTGCATAAAATGACAGTATGATTATTTCGATTTCCGAGAACGCTTGGGCGCAACTGGAGGCGCTGGCGGCGGCTCAGGAAACAACGGTTGAATATCTTGCAACTGACCTAATCCGCTCCGCTTGGCGTGCTCTTGAGCAATCAAGATTTCAAGCACCTGGGTTGGACTACGACGAGTTGCGGTTGCCAAATCAGCAAGCATCGCCTCAACGTCATCAATGATGGCGAAGGTTTTGCGCACTCTATTTGTTGCTCGCTGATTAGGCATCTAAAACACTTGTAACAAAGTGATAACATTTTTCAACAAAATTATCTTGCGGTAGTCGCACACCTTGCGTATGTTGTTCTCATAACACATGACACCCATGACAATTTTCATCACTCTCACGACACTTTTGGCAACCTGCGCGGCTGCTGGCTACCTAGCGACAACCCCAGACGGCAAAGAAGCCTGTAATGGCTCCAACCACAACGCCCGCCGTTGATTCAATGCCCATTGCGCACCAACAAGGATGCACCGCCTCTGGGGCGCTAGGAAACGCCAAAGCGCTTTGGGCTTCCTCTTTTATGACCTGCCAGGCGGCGAGTTGCCGCAACAAACAAAAACAGTTTGGGCTTAATGAACTGGCAGGTTGGGCGGCTGAGTTGGCTGCCCGCAATTTCAACCACCTGGAGGCATTCAGCCAGAGCAATCAAGACTTGCTTCTCAGGAGGCCAGGTGGTCAAGCGGCTGAGGTGGCCGCTCATAATTTACAGAAACCATGAACACGCAAAAATTCAGTGATGCTCAAATCGTGGAAAGCATGAGAACGCGCGGCGGTGGGTTTGCATCTGCGTTGGCCGAAGCGTGCCTCCAAGCGGACGCATGGAACCTGCGCAAAATCAAAACCGCATTCAGCGAACTATGGCAGGAACATGCCGAGTTGCTCGAACTGGACCAATGAAAACCATATTTGCAGCACTGTTGTTATCCCTGGCGGCTTGCGCGGAGCCAAGTCTTACCAAGGAGCAAAAAATCATTGCCTTGACCCTGCTTGCTGAAGCACGCGGCGAAGGCGTTGAAGGCATGGAAGCGGTGGCCATGGTGATTAAACAGCGCATGGCCAACAGGAGGCAGACCGCCAGCCAAGTTTGCTTGGCGCCAAAACAGTTCAGTTGCTGGAACGGCAAAACAAGCGACGACTTGCGACACCTTTGGCAATCACCTGCTGCACCTA